GGATGGCAATAGAAAGTTCCAGAACTGCTGAGAATCGCATGAATGTGGATGCAGCGAAACGGTATCTGCGAAAAGATAAGAAGCCACGGGAAAATGAGTTGGGAAAGAACCAGATCACAATGGATGAATGGCTTGCGAGCCTGAATGGAGGCGGATAAGATGCCAAACAGGATTTTAAAAGAATCTATCTGCCGATCAGATACGATTGACCAATTAACCTGGTTTGAAGAAGTCCTGTTCTATCGCTTAATCGTAAGTTGCGACGATTATGGGAGGTTTGACGGAAGGCCTGCGGTTATCCGCGGGACATGCTTTCCGCTTAAAGATATTACATGCAAGAGCATCGCTGATGCCCTGCAGAAGTTAACGTCTGTAGGCTTGGTCCGAGAATATTATGTTCAAGGAAGACCGTACCTGCAAATGATAACTTGGGGAGATCACCAGCAAGTGCGTGCAAAAAAAAGTAAATATCCAGCGGAAGATAGCAACTGTGAAAATCTGATATCATCTGATATCAATTGCAATCAAATGATATTAAGTGATTGCAATAGTCCCCGTAATCCAATCCAATCCGAATACGAATCCAAAACAATATCGCGCGAGGAACCAGAGCGGTTTGAGGACTTTGCTGCAGCGTACCCTAAAGCAGGAGCAGACCTGCCTGGAGTGGCTGTGGAATACTTAAATACACTTCGGATGGGTGTAACTGCGAATGATCTTGTACAGGCAGCGCAGAACTACGCCGAAGCCTGCCAGATACGCGGCACGCAGCAACAATATATCTTGAACGCTGAAAATTTCCTGCGGAAGCTGAAATTTGACGAGTATCTTCCGGAAAAGTACAAGAAGCCGAAGCCGCCAAAGCGGCAACAGACCAGCGTTGACCAGTACAACCAGTTTATGAAAGCAGACTACGACATGGACAGCCTGGAAGCTGCCCTGCTGGGAAAGTGAGGCGGGTATGAGAGCAACAAAGGATTGTGCCTATCCGGTCTGTGAGACCTGCCAGCATCCAGACTGCATCATGTCTGGCACGGATATAAGGGCTCTGTTAAAGCGTCGGCAGCGGCAGGCAGATCCGGAAGCATACCGGCAGAAGCAGCGGGACTACAGGAGCAGGATAAAAGCAACGCTGCCTCACTGCGATGGCTGCGAATCCTGCGTACTGGTCCGCAAGGAGAAACAGGACGGATACCGGAGGCTGTGCATTGCAGAGATGCGCCTGATCGAACAGAAGGTAGCAAACAGTCCGCAGTGGTGCAAGAAGAGAGGAAAGCGGAATGGGACGAAAGATAATCTTGTACGACCTGTACAAGAACGATGAGTACCAGGGACGGTACAAAGCAAAAGAGCTTATGTATTTGCTGGGCATGTCCCGAGAGACCATAGCCAGCCGGGTCTATCACG